GTGCACGTACCCGCTTGAAAGGTGTGGAGCTTTCTGCCCACTTAGGCACCCAAGGGAGCTTAAAGCGCTACAACAATGAGCTTGCTGTAACTAACGCCCCCACGTATAATGAGAGTTCCTGCTTTCTGGCTACTCTCGTACGTAACGTAAGCTGCAGCCAAGCCCTTGCTAGCAGCTTTACCTCCCTTCTTCTTTTGTTTATTCATGATAATATGGAATGCCCTATCATGAAAGGGGACTGTTCATGTTGGCGGACAGCAAGTTGAGCCGTGCAGTCTCTTGGCGTTTTGGTTCGCTTGGAAAGTTTTACGTGTGGTCAACAACCAATTTGGTCACCCTGGCTCTGCAGTACCTCCATCGATGGGTTGAGTTTTCACTCGGTCGTGTCAGGAGCACAATACCTTAACTGACACGACGTCACAGCTACTTACGCAGCCCAAGGCAGGATTTAACACGGGAGACAGAGCCGCCAACACCCCATACGTTTACGGTCGCCACCGACCCCGAAGGGTGAGCTGAGGGTACCTACCTCAGCCCGGCAATGTGATTGCTAAACCTGAGCGTGTGACTAGGCGTATTCCACCTTAGTGTCATACGGGAGTAGTCCTTTTCAAGTGCAATTTGTTGGTCAGGGGGAATTCCAAAGGCCTCCCAGAACGACACACGGGCTGTCGCTGTGGGCTCCTTAAATCGCGTCGTCATGCGTAATGCTAGGTATTGCATTCCAGATTCGAGCTCCACCTTTCGCTTCGTCTCCGTAGTACCACGGATCAGCGTTTGGTAGAACTGACAGAAAATGGGCACATCTCCAGCAAGTGCCATGCCGCACATTCCGATGGCTCTTCGATAGAAGTTATAGTCCGACTCATGCTGTATGGGTTTGACCACCACCAAATCCTTGTTAAGAACAACACGAGGGTCCCGTACCATACGGTACACCCCAGGCGTGATCTCAATAGGATGAGACTGGCAGAATTCGATGTGCTCAAGGATATATACTGGCTTCTCAACTTTCAGCATAAATCCTGATTCATCAAACCACCATACAATGCCACTCATGAAAGTGTCTAGGTCGGCACGTTCCATGATGACAACACAGTCGTCGCCATCGTTAATTAAGGCGCATGTAATGCCCTTAAGCTGACAGTATGACCACACCATCATGGTCATCAATGATATATTTCCA